TGGTGTGTTAACTGTGATCTGAACAGCAGGAACCAAATCAACATCGTAAGTAGCTGCCCACTTGTTAGCAGTAGCTAAATTAGCATTTGTTGGGTTGTCACCAGCATCTACCCACTTAGTACCCATGATGTGATACGCAGTGTGGTAATCAACAGAAAGTACATCCTGCTTAGACAAGATGTTGCGATCAGCTTCAATCTTAAGATCTTGCTGAACACCTTCCATAATTGTGCCGCCTTTAATTAAGTAGCAGTAGTACTCAGTGATATGACCACCAGTACCAGGTGCAACTGTATTAACAGCTTCATCAATAATGACATCGCAACCAGCAAACTGACCAACAGCTCTAGCTCCAACGCCAACTCCACCACCACCCCAAGTGATATTCCCTGAGGAAACCATTGCAGCAGTAGAGAATGTCAACATTCCTACCTGATAGAGGTAGTAAGCAACATTAGGGTGAACAATTAGAAGATTTGGCTCTTCGCCTCTTTCTCCTAGCTTTGCTCTTGCCTGTGAAATTGTAGAAGCAGTTAGATAGTTAGCTTCAGCAGCTCCAGATGAAGCAGCTTTTGCAACGTCAAGTGCATTACCTGCAAGAGCAGTACCGAATAAACCAGCAAGTTGTGAGAACAAACGAGCGTTGTTCAACTTGTTGATTGCATCAGCTAACTGATTACGGATTGCAAGCATTGGATCTTCACCAGCAGCAAGCATTGCAATATCATCAACCGCATAGGCAAAACCTCTGTGGCAGATAGATGCAATCTGTGTTGCAGTTCCGATTTTCTGTGGAGTCAAGTATCCAGCAGTACTTGTTCCCCAGTTAGCCGCACCAGTCATCACCTCTTCAGTTGGTGATACAGGATTGAACTCAGGAACTTGGATGCGTGTACCGCCTTCTTTTGCATCAAGGAAGCTGTTTCTTACAACAGCACCACTCTTTACAAATTGACTACGCTCTTTAATTGCCTCTTGAACATAACGAGACAAATTATTTCTCTTTACGATGTCTGCTAAAAGGACACCGCCAGAGTAATTCTGAAATGGAGCAGCCATTTCTTCCTCCTAAAAATTACGGTTTACTGACCACCAAGCCACAGACTTGGGAATAACACGTTCCAGATAAATCACAGATTTAAAGATAATTATCTCCATAAGTCACAGACTTATTTGTTAGATAACCATCGGAAATTGTGTTACTGAGATGCCTCTCTTTGCAGCACAGCCGCTAGATCAGGGTCTTGACTAGATAATATCATTTGTTGAGTGAGATTGCCCGTCTTCCAAGGGTTGTCTTGCCCTGGAGCTACATTAGATGTAGGACTAGGTTTTGCACCCATACCAGCAGCACTGCTTGCTTTAAAATGATGCTCCCATCCACTACCAGGATTCTTCAAGTTATTAATATACGTTCCTAAATCTTGTTCAACACCGCCATTTAAAATAACAGTCCTACCATCACTACTTTTTTGCAATTTATCTTGCAATAAAGAAAGAGTTTGGTCAGCACTAATCGCTCCAGCATTACTTAATGCAGATAAAGCAGTATTTCGAGTAGCAGCATTCTCAGTGGAACGTTTTAACTCATCAATTTGACCTTTTAAAGTTTCAATCTCTCTAACTTTATCTTGATTTGTTTTGTTAGCTTCTTCCCAAAGAGGCTTATATTCTCCTTGATTTTCAAGGCTTTTTACTCTTTTTTCATCAGCTTTTTTATACATATCATCGACCTTTGACTTCAACTCGCCAAAAGATTGTTCAGCTTTTTCCCTCGAAAGTCTTTCTTGGGCTAACTCATTTTTTAATGCATCAACATCAATTGTTGGTGCTGGAGTTGTCTGTGTAACATCAGTAGCAGCCACAGACTGCTCAACAGGAGCCACAGACTCCTGCTGGATGACTTTTTCTTCCATGTTTATTCAGTAATAACAGCTTTAGGTTCAGTTTTTGGTGCTGCTTTTGCTTTTGGTGCAGCTTTTTCTACTTGTTTTGGAGGACAAGCAGGAGGATTAAGATCCTCAAACCTCATCTTTTCAATTGGCA